CGGCGTCACATCGAACCAGCTCGGCGTGATGGCGCAGCAGATGACCGCGCTTGGTGTGCCGGTGACGAAAGCCAACTCCCTGTTGATCGATGTGGTGGCGACGGGGAAAGTCAGCGCCGACGCCATCCAGTCGGTGGCCACTGCGTCTGCCCTGCTTGCTGAAGCGACTGGACAGGACGCGAAGCAGGTCGTGCAGCAGTTCGCCGAAATGTCGGCGGATGTTGCGGACGGCGCGGCGAAAATGTCAGACCAGTATCACTTCCTGACGGTGGCGCAATACGACGAGATCAAGGCACTCCAGGAGCATGGTGATACGGCGGGCGCGATGAAGGTTGCGGCTGACGCGCTGACTGGCAGCCTCGAGGCACAGAAGGCGCCGCTCGGGACATTGCCGACGCTGCTGCACGAAGCCTCGCTAGCGTGGTCGGAGTTCTGGCAGGCGGCCATGAATGCAGGCAAGCCTGATACGCCGACCGACATGGTGAACAACCTGCGCGGGCAGCTGACGTTGCAAACAGCCTACCTGAATGGCTCGCCTTCGGCGCTTGGCTATCAGGTTGGTGCGCAGGCCGGCGGCACGTCGAATTCGGGGCTGAATTATCAGGTGGGCGCTCAATCGTCGGCCGACCAGGCAAAGCAGACTATCGCGCAACTGCAGCAGCAGATTCGCGATGCGCAGCACGATGCGGATCTGCATGACTCGTCGACGCAGATCGCCGGCTGGTTCAAGCAGCAGGAGCAGGATGCGCTCAGCGCGGCGACCGCGGTGGATAAGTTGGCGCACTCGCTCGACAAGAATTACGAAAAGCAGAAGTCGCTGCAGGATCTGCAGGCGCAGTACACGAAGCTGTTCAACGATCCGTCCGATCCAACGCACCAGAATCCGCGCCTGAAAGGCGTACGGCAAAACGCCGATGGATCATTCAGCGGCGGCGAATACGACGCGATCGTGAAAGGTATCAATGATCGGAACAAGCCGAGTACGGCAGTCGACAATGCGGCGCTGGCTGCACAGGTCAAGGGCGTTCAGGACGCGCTGAAGTCGATTAACGATGCATATCAGAACAGCGAAACCCTTATTGAGGCGGCACATAACGCTGGCACGATCTCTGATGCAAGCTATTACCAGCAGCAGCGTGACCAGATTGCCAAGACGGCTAACGCGCAGACGGCGCAGCTCGAGCGCGAGGACGGGATTCTGAAGAGCCACAAGGCGAGCGGCGCGGAACAAATCCGGATCAATCAGCAGATTCAGGACGTCGAGCGACAGTTGCAAAAGGTGCGCGACGACACCGCGACCAAGTTCCAGAAGAACGTGAACGATGAGACCGTCGCGCAGAAAAAGCGTAAGGCGGCGCTCGATGAATTCAAGGCTGCTCTCGACCAGCAACTAGACACGCAGCAGAACGCTGCCGATATCCAGGTTCAAAGCGTTGGCCTCGGCTCGCGTGAATCGCAACAGGCGCAGCAGCTCAATTCACTGCAGCGCTCGTATGACGCGCAACGCACGCGCATCGCTGGCCAGATGGCGAAAGTCGACCCGAACAGCGACCAGTATGCGATTTACCAGCAGCAGCTCGTCGCGCTGCAGAACGCAAACGACCGGGCGGTAGCCATCAGTAAGGATGGCTATGACCGGATGACGGCCGCGCAGGCGGACTGGAAAAACGGCGCGACCCAGGCGTTCCAGAACTATGCTGACTCGGCTGCCAACGTCGCGGGTCAGGTCTCATCTGCGTTTACGGATGCGTTTCGCGGTCTCGAAGATGCCTTTGTGTCTTTTGTCACGACCGGCAAAGTCAGCTTTACGAGTCTGGCCACGAGCGTTATTTCAGACATTGCGCGTATGGCTGAGCGTGCGGCTGTCTCCGGGTTGTTCAATTATGTGGCGGGCGCGATCGGCAACTACTTCGCGCCAGGCTCGAGCACGGTCACCTCCGCCGGCGCGAATTCTTACGGGTTCCATCTTGCGGACGGGGGTGCCGTGACGGGCGCGGGCACGTCGACGTCCGACTCGATTCGTGCGTGGTTGTCCGACGGCGAATACGTGCTAAAGGCGTCGACGGTGCAGCGAATCGGCGTGTCCAATCTGGACGCAATCAATAGTGGCGGCGACGGGTGGCGACATTTCGCGACGGGCGGTTATGTCGGGTCGCGGGCGACGAGCGTTGCGAGTGGAGGGGGCGCCGGCACGAACCTGTCATTTCAGGCTGATATCGCGCTGAACAGCGGTGCTGGTGGCAATGGTGACGTCAACAAGGCGCTCGGCAATCAATTGAATCGACAATTTCAATCGCTGATGAAGTCGTTCCTGCAGCAGGAAAACCAGCAGGGCGGCTTGCTTTGGCGCATCAGGAACGGGGTGGCGTAAATGGCGGTTCCGCAGATTTTCGCGTGGGCGCCGGCGGTCGAGCTGCAGATCGACGGTGCGTTCTCTGTGTCGTCCGCACAGTTTGGTGACGGCTACAAGCAACGTTCGGCCGACGGCATCAACAACGAGTCACAGTCGGGGCCGCTGTCATTCGTCGGGGACGGGGCGAAGATCGCTGCCATCCTGGCGTTTTTGCGTGCGCGCAAGGGCTCGATCGCGTTCTACTGGACCCCGCCCCTCGGCGCGCAGGGGCTGTACACCTGCGAGAAATACAGCGTCGTCTCTCATGGTGGGGGCGCGTACACCCTGACTGCAACGTTCGAGCAGACCTATTCGGCAGGTCAATAAATGGCGAATCTAACAAAAATCTCCCTCGGCACACCGCCGCTTGGTGTGGACGGCGATGACAACCGTAGCGCTAGCGTGAAGCACAATAGCAATATTGACGTGCTGGCGACGCAGGCGGCTCTCACCTCGGCGACGCCGATTACGGCAGCGCAGACGCTCACGGCCGCACATGTTGGCAAGCGGGTGAGCATCAAGCTGACCAGTGCTGGCACGATGGGCGTGCCGAAGGCGGCAGACGCGGGTGCGGATGGCGTTGTTCATCTCGTCAATGCCGGCACGACCGTTGTTACGCTCGCTATAACGTCAGGGTCGGGTGACACGATCGGCCTCACGAAGCTCAACCCGGGTGAGGCAGTGCTGTTCCAATCGGACGGCGTGCACGCCTGGACTGTTCTATTGCGTGGGCGCACTAACTCCGATAACGAGGTCGTCAACGGCGATCTTTCCGTGGGGGACGATGCGACTATTGGCGGCGACCTTTTGGTTAGTGGCACTGCCACGTTTACCAATCCCGCCGTTCTTACCGGGGGCGTTGCCGGTGACTTGTCAATTGACGGTAACGTCTTTGCTAGCAACCCTGCGAATATCTTTCCTAATGGGACTGGCGAATTAGGCAACTCCACCTGGCTTTCACACAACTTTGGTGTCCGCCAAGATAGCGGTAATCGCGGCATGAAGTACGGAAATACTCTTCCCATTCCAGGCGGCGGTACAGTTCAAGATACATCCCTTCCGTTCCCGTTGTTCCCTAGCGTCGTGTGCTTACAGGCAGAAGCCTATAACTCGTCAAGTGGACCTGTAGGGATAATACTGGACACATTGGATTCCGCCGGAAATGTTGTAACCAGTATCGCGTTAGAGCTTTTGATCCCAGGCGGCTCAGGAACTTTCAATTTCTACTCTAAATCCGCCGCTCTCACTGGAACCTTTACGCAGGGGCAAATTCGCTTTTTAGCGGGTCAAAGCGTAGCCGCTCCCGCTGCGGCGGGGATCCAATTCCGCAATATCAAGCTGTCAATGGGTTCTACCCCTTCGCTCTACTCCCAGGAAGCGAGCGTAGCGTACTTAAACACCCTTACCACAGGCCGTCTGCTTAACGTAGTTAGGCTCACGGGTTCAGGTAATTACACGCCTTCTTCTAGCACCGTCACCAGCATTATCGTTGAGTTGCAAGGCGGCGGCTGCGGTAGCGCGGGACTGGTCGCTAACAACTCAGCCCAAGCGGGTATCAGTGGTTCCGGCTCTACTGGTGGATACGTGAAGCACCGGTACACCTCCGGTTTTTCGAACCTTGCGTACAGCGTCGGAGCAGCGGGAGCGGCGGGGCCTGTAGGGAACGGCACAGGCGGTAACGGCGGCAATACCACGTTTGGCTCTCTCGTCGCGGGCGGTGGTACGGGTTCCGCCACGCAACAGACCACAGGGTCTACCGCTGCGGGGTCCGGCGTGCCCGGTACGGCGACAGGCGGGAATCTAATCAACGCACCGGGTGTTAGCAACGTGCCCGCTTGGATCATCATTAGCGCGGGAATGATCGTGCCGACGCCCGCGACCCCGAGCACCTATTTCGGCCTCGCTTATGGTTGGGGTGCGCCAGGCCGTGGTACCGGCGGTAACGCGGCGGCGATTGCTGGTCTGCCGGGCGGCGTTGGGACAATTATCGTTTATGAGTATGCCTAATGGCCAATTCAACGATTAGCGGTGACGTCCAGCAGCTTGAGCCCGGCGATCGGGTCGAGCTATTCGAGGTCGATGCGACACTGATCGGTGGCGACATTGATCGCTTTCACGGCCACTTGCAAACTGCGTCGATATTCTGGCAGGGCAATGAGTACAGGCCATGGCCGGTTACTGCATCGGGCTTTTTGCGCACAGGCGATGCGCAGCAGCCGGCGCCGACTGTGTCGTTGGGCAATCAGGGCGGCTATATCTCGGCGTTATGCGTATTCCTGGACGACATGGTCGACGCCAAAGTCACCAGGCATCGGACTTTCGTGCGATATCTCGACGCCAGAAATTTCCCTGGCGGCAATCCGACGGCAGATCCTGCAGCTGAGTACGCCCCCGAAATTTGGTACGTATCGCAGAAAACGGGTGAGACGGACGAGACGGTTGAGTTCACGCTCGCGTCGGCGCTCAGCCTCGACGGGCAGCAATTGCCGGCGCGGCCGATTGTGGCGAATGTGTGCGGGTGGCTGACCCGAGGCGGCTACCGCGGCAAGTATTGTGCATATGCCGGTGAGGCGATGTTTGATGCGAACGACAACCCAACGACTGATCCGGGGCAGGACAAGTGCGGTGGACGTCTGTCATCCTGCCGTGTGCGCCCTTGGCCCGATCAGGTCATTAACTTCGGTAGCTTTCCGGCTGCCACGCTTACAGCCGCCATCTCATGAAGCTGACAACGTTGAGTGCCGCCCGTGCGCACGCCGCAGCTGAGTATCCGCGCGAGTCGTGCGGATACGTGATTATCGAGCGTGGGCAGGAGGTGTACGTGCCAGTGCGGAACATGGCAACGACGCGCAGCGAGCACGTCGTCACGGCGCGCGACGCGTTTGCAGGCGCGGAGGATCGTGGCGAGGTGGTCGCGTTCGTGCATTCACATCCAGACGCGCCCGCGACGCCTAGTCAGGCAGACAAGGTCGCTTGCGAGGGTTCCGGCCTCGTGTGGCACGTAATTTCGTGGCCTGCGGACGACGTTCGGACGATTGTGCCTTGTGGCTACGAAGCGCCGCTGGTAGGACGGGAATTTTCCCATGGCGTGCTCGATTGCTGGAGCCTTGTGCGCGACTGGTTCGCGCGCGAGCGGCACGTTCAGTTGCCGGACTTCGAGCGCGTCGATGGATGGTGGGATGCTGACGATGGTGGCTCGCTGTATATCGACCACTATGAAGAGTGCGGCGCGGTCAGTGTCGGCGGCATCGCCGATCTGCAGATCGGCGACGTCATCGTGATGGAAATTGCCTCGAAGAAAAAGCGGCCGAACCATGCCGCCGTCTATATCGGCAATGGGCAAATTCTTCACCACCTCTATAACAAGCTGTCGAGTCGGGACTTATACGACGGCGCGCTCCAGGAGCGCACGCGGTTGATTCTGCGCTACGCACCATAGCGGCTCGACCACACCCTATCAACCAGCCCGCAAGCGGGCTTTTTTTTCGTCCAGAAAATGACCGAGAGGCTTACGCGCGTCCAGCTTTCCGGGACGCTTGGGAAAAAATTCGGCCGCGAACACATGCTGGCGGTGCACAGTCCGGCGCAGGCCATTCGAGCGCTATGCGTGCTTGTGCCTGGCTTTGAGCGCGAGTTGATGAGTAGCAAGGATCGCGGGATCGCCTATGCGGTGTTTCGCGATTCCGTCAACATCGGCGAAAGCGAGCTTTGCAATCCGCTTGGCCGCGAGAAAATCCGCGTCGCACCGATCCTGCAGGCTTCCAAGAGCGGCGGCTTCTTCCAGACGATCCTCGGTGCTGCGATTGTCGCGGTTGGTGCTGTTGGCGATGTTTTCACAGATGGTGCAACGAGCCCCTTGATTGGCATCGGCCTATCGATGATGGCTGGCGGCGTAATGCAGATGCTGTCGCCTCAGCAGCGCGGCCTGGCGACGCAGGACGGTGCCGACAATAGCGCGTCGTACAACTTCAACGGTGCTGTCAATACACAGGCGCAGGGCAATCCTGTGCCCCTCCTGTATGGACGCGCGCTGGTCGGCTCGGCCGTCGCATCTGCCGGAATCTACGCTCAGGATCAGGTGTGGTCCTCTGCAACCGGGACGACGGCGCCCGCAGCGGACGCGCTGCTCAGCACCTCAATGGCGCGCATTGTCGACATCATTAGCGAAGGGCCCGTGCGTGGTCCGGCGAACGGGCTGCAATCGTTTCTGCTGAGCGGCACGCCGTTGCTGAATCCCGATGGATCGACCAATTTCCCCGGCTGCACGGTGGACTATCGGCTAGGCACGCAGGATCAGGACTTCATGTCCGGTTTCCCGGCGGTCAACAACGAGATTGCCGTTGGCGTCGAGCTCACGCAGGTCGCGCCGTGGACGCACGTCATCACGAACACTCAGGTGACGTCGGTCACGGTGCGACTCGGCGTCCCGCAACTGGAAAGTACGAATCAGACGACCGGGAAGATTGACGGCTATCGGGTCGACTATGCGGTCGACCTTTCGACGGACGGCGCTGGTTTCCAGCAGATTCTTACTGGCGCATTCGTTGGGCAGGCGACGTCCGAGTATGAGCGAAGCATCGTGCTCGAGCTGCCGAAGTCGACGACGGGCTGGTCGGTGCGCGTGCGCCGGATTACGGCCAATGCAAACAGTGCGTTGGTGGCGGACACAACGAACGTCGTGGCGGTGACGGAAACAATCGACGTCAAGCTTCGATATCCGATGACGGCCATCGTGGGGTGGCTGATCGACGCGACGACAGGCGCATCGTCGTTTCAGAATCGCTCCCATGACTGGTACGGTCGGATTATCAGCGTGCCGGCGAATTACGATCCCGATGCCCGAACCTATTCGGGTGTTTGGGACGGCACGTTCAAGGAAGCCTGGACGGACAATCCGGCCTGGATTTTTTACGACCTCGTGCTGAATGATCGCTACGGGCTCGGCGATCGCATTAGTGCGGCGCAGGTCGACAAGTACGGGCTGTACCAGATCGCGCAGTACTGCGACGTCATGGTGTCGGACGGTAAGGGCGGCATGGAGCCGCGGATGACGTGCAACGCGTATCTCCAGACGCAGGCGGATGCGTTTAAGGTGCTGCAGGATCTTGCCGCCATTTTCCGCGGGATTGCATATTGGGCGAGCGGTACGGTCGCGTGCGTCGCGAATATGCCGCGCGACCCCGTGTACGTCTACACGCAGGCCAACACTGTTGGCAAGTTCAACTATCCCGGTAGCCCGCGCACAAGCCGCTATACAGTTGCACTGGTATCGTGGTCCGACCCATCCAACGGTTTCAAGCAAGCCGTTGAATATGTGCCGGACGATGAAGGCATCAAGCGCTATGGTATCCGCCAGACTGCGTTTACCGTTTTTGGCTGCACGTCACAAGGCCAAGCGCAACGCGCGGGCAAGTGGGCTTTGCTGACCTCGCGAATGGAAACCGAGGGCGCCAACTGGCAGGTTGGTCTCGACGGTACGATCGCGATGCCGGGGCAAGTCATCGAGATTGCTGACGCGGCGCGCGCCGGTCGCCGCTTCGCCGGTCGCATTGCTGCCGGCGGCGCAAACTTTATCACCGTCGATCAGGCGCCGACGGCCGCTGTCGGCGACACGCTCACGGTAATCCTTTCCACGGGTGTTTCTGAAAAGCGGACGATCAGCGCGATCAACGGTAACCAGATCGATGTCAGCGTCGACTGGACTGTGCCACCTCAGCCGCAGGCCGTGTGGATGGTCCAGACGTCCGACCTGGTTGCGCAACAGTTCAGCGTCGTATCGGTCGGCGAGCAGGATGGGATTGTGTACGAGCTCACCGCCTCGGAATATCAGCCGCAGAAATTTGACGAGATCGATAACGGCACGAAGATCACGCCGCGGCCAATCACTATTGTGCCGCCGTCGGTTCAGCCGCCGCCAACCAATGTGCGCTTAACGACCAACAACGTGGTCGACCAAGGGGTCGTCAAAACCAGCATGTTGATTGCCTGGGACGCGCCTGATAACGCCGTTGCCTATATCCCGGAGTGGATGAAAGACAGCGGCGAGTGGGTGACGATGCCACGCACAGGATCGATGAGCGCGCAGGTGAGCGGCATCTATCAGGGCGCCTACGTCGCGCGGGTGCGAGCAGTGAACGGTCTCGGCGTCACGTCAGCGCCGGCATATTCGGTCGAGACGCAGTTGGAGGGAAAGACGAGTCCGCCCCCGCTGATTTCGTTTCTACGCACGACGCCGCTGGTATTCGCGGTTCAGATCGACTGGGGTTTTCCGGCTGGCGCGGAAGACACGCAACGCACTGAGATCTGGTACAGCAAAACGAATGACAGGTCGACGGCGGCAAAGCTTTCGGACTTCACCTATCCACAGGCCACGGCGACCTATCAGGGCCTGGCCGCTGGCCAGTCGTTTTTCTTCTGGGCTCGACTCGTCGACCGGTCTGGCAACATCGGGCCGTGGTATCCGGATGGTGCTGGCGTTAGCGGGCAAAGCAGTAGCGACCAGTCCGACTACGACAAGTACTTTGCCGGGACGGTGAGCAAGTCGGCGCTGGGCTCGGATGTACTGACTCAGATCAATGCGATTCCCGGCATCTCGCAAGCCGTGTCGGATAACGCTGCGGCGATTGCAAAGGAGGTGAACGACAGGGCGGCTGCGATTTCCGCTGAGGCGCAGGCGCGTGGCGCGGCAGTAACAACTGAACAGACGGCCCGGCAGGCCGCTGATACCTCGCTCGGGCAGCGGATAGACACGGTGACCGCGGCGAATGGGCAGACCGCTGCGGCCATTCAAACTGAAACTACGGCGCGCACTACCGCCGATACGGCGCTGGGCCAGCGTATCGACACTGTTACGGCAACGGCGAACGGTAACGCCAGCGCGATTTCTGGGGAGATCACTGCTCGCGCGAACGCAGACAGTGCGCTCGGTCAGCGCATTGACGCGGTCACGACAACAACGAACAACAACACCGCCGCGATCACTGCGGAAGCGACGGCGCGCACTACAGCCGACTCGGCCTTGAGCACTAGAGTCGATGGCGTGTTCGCCCAGATCAATCCTCCGATGGCTGGAGACACGACCTCGTATGCCGGCTCGACGTCGGAATATGTTGGCGTGTGGTCCGAACAGTCTGCGCGGGCCGAGGCCGATCTGGCGCTGGCACAAAGAACGGACACCGTATCTGCGCAGCTGCAATCTGCGGCGGCAGCGCTCAATGCGGCTATTCAGGTGGAGAGTGAGGCGCGCGCAACCGCGGACAGTGCTCAGGCGTCGCTCATTACGACGGTGCAGGCAACGGCGAATGAAAACGCTGCGGCCGTTCAGACGGTCGCGCAGTCGTACGCCGATCTAAACGGCCGGGTCGCCGCGTCGTATCAGATCAAGACGCAGGTCACGGCCAATGGCCGCACCTATATCGCTGGGATCGGCGTGGGCGTGGACAACAATAGCGGGGAAATTGAATCGCAGGTGTTGCTTTCTGCGAGTCGCGTCGCGGTCATCGATCCGAACGGAACAGCGGTGACAGCTCCGTTTGTCGTGCAGGGCGGCCAGGTGTTTATGAGTCAGGCGCTGATCGGAGTGGGCTGGATCACGAGCCTGATGATCGACGACACCATCCAGTCGACGGCAGTCGGCGCGAATGGTCAGCCTCGCTGGAAGCTGGACAAGAACGGAACGATTACGCTGAACGGCGTCAACGGCGGCATTGGACATTTGACGGTCGACGACTCGGCGATTCGGTATTACGACGGGAATGGAACGCTTCGGTGCGCCTTTGGAGGGGATATCTAATGGCTACAGGATTGAGAATCTACGCTGCCGACGGATCTCTGATTCTTGACGGCACAACCCGAGTCGGCAGGGTTTTGGGAACCGCGCTCATTACACCAGGAGCGAACGGCTCGTTTCCCGATAGCCGGTTGTCCCAGGGCGCGCCATTTCTCGCGTATCAGCGGGATAGAACCTTTCCGCTGACGGCGGGAAAGATATATCTGAGACCGCCTTACTTTACGTATTCCGCGAACACGTGGCATTGGACATTCCCGGCATCGGGGAGCACCTTTGACGAGGCGACCGGCGGGATATTGTTCTTCGGAGTCTTTTGATGGACGGATTCTGGTCGTTGACCGATAACGGAATTTTTCAGATTGACGGAACCACGGTCAATTATTCACTACGCCAACATCAAACTCTCGCTACCGTCGCCGGTTCATTAATCGGGTTTTCCACATCCCTAGTGAACTTCAGTTTCTCTGCCGTGTACCCGATTGTTGCTATTTACGCGCCGGATCGGCCGGTGACGATGTTGCAGTGCGTATCGAGCGGCGCGAATAGCTGGACTGCCCAGTTCTGGTCATCTGGCGGCCAAACCCAGTTCGAGGTGTTTGTTTTCGACAGGACAGACAACATAGGTGATAGCAGCAACGTCGGGCTGAAAGTCTATAACGAGCAGGGGCAGCTTATAGCCAGTGCCGCTGTGCCGATGCTTCGACCAATAGCGTTCATTCAGGGTCAGGCGGGCGGCTTTTCGATGGAGTGGCAGGGCTCGGGGCCGTGGCCACGGGGATTCGTAAACGACTATTCGCAGGCCGGATACGCGAAAGTCGCGGTGGGGTGCATCACGACCGGGACTTCGGTTGAGAGAACGGGAAATAACGACGGCTATATGTCGGCCAGTGGATGGACGTGCAATGGCGGATCGGTTCAGATGCACTGGACTGACAACGTTTTTGGAAGTCCGTCCGGATCGTATCCATCGACATACGTAGGCTACGGTTCAAATCTCACTTTTTCCGGTCTATTGATTGATGTAAGTAATATTCCTTAAGTCAAATATTGGGGATTTCATGCCGTTAGAAATTGATTATGTGACGCCTTCGACAGGCGCTACTGCAAGCTATCACGTTGTTAATCAGGTGGGGCTCGACTATGTGTCTGCGCAGGTGAGTGTTACGGTCGCTTCATATCTTTCGAAAGACGCCAAGTTGGCTGGGAAATTCCCGCTCTATACCCAGCAAGTGCAAATAGCCGAGTTGCCTGATTCGGGAACCGATGCGCGCGCATTCGCCGAGGCGCAGCTAGTAATGCAGCCTCCGTCAGATGGCACCGCGTCGACGTTGACAAACAGATATGTGTTTGCGGGTGCTGTAATCGAACAGCAAACACCGGTAAATACGGTGTAAGCTTCTCGCGCTGGTAATAAATCGAAGGCCATTTAAATCGGGGGTTACTAATGATTATGCGTTGCGCATTGTTTTTGTTTGCTGCTTTCTGCCTTGCAGCGTGCGGCGGCGGTGGTGATGACTCCACGTCTCCGCCGGCCGCGAACGTGATGAAGCTTTCTGTGTATGGTCAGCCCTGGCTGAAGTCGCAAGCCAGCGTTGCGCATGATCAGGTAGCGTCGGCGCCGGACGGCGCGTCTGCTGTATCGGGCACCAGCGCCGATGCTTCGACCACAGTGCAAACGCTGCAGGAAGCGCTCGCAGCGCGCGGTGTGACCGCTGACATCACACCGCAGGTGATGAACGGCACTTCGCTTCACGCCCTCATCATGGGCGAGAACAACGGATTGCCGCCGACGCCCGATCAATTTAAGGCCGATCTGAATAGCTGGGTGATCGCGAATTTCCAGCTGGACGACATGGTCACGCCATGGCACGACCCGGCGCAAACGGCCGCTGTAGCTCAGTTCGAGCATGACCTCGAGATATTTATCGAGAGGATGCACGTCGCGGGCAAGCAGGTGTGGATTGTTGTCCCGATCGAGGGCTGCGATTATCCGCCCGGCGAGACGAGCTTTAGGGGCACGTATACCGCGTCAGATGCACTCGCGCGGGCGATCGCGCAGGCGACGGTCGCAGCGGCTGCCCTGGAGGCCGGCGGTATCTCATATAACTACCTCACGACTCAGGATCCGGTCACGGGTTCCTACACTACGGTCAACACTGTCACGGAAGGGCACATGGGTGCAGATTGTCGGACGCCCGATGCGTATCTCCAGAATCTGCAGATGCAGTCGATCGCTGACACCGTCGCAGAGCTGTACAAGGAGGACGCCGCCAAAGCGGGTGCTGCAAGTGGAGCGAGCGCCGCATCAGCGCCGGGAATGTAAAGCCTGAGTCAAAACAAAGAGAAGCCAGCCTAATCGCTGGCTTTTTTATTGGCCACCTTCGGGTGGCTTTTTTATTACGGGGGAATGGATGCAGGAACACGACAGAACGTTTCTGGAGCTAATGGTTATGGGCGCGATGATCGGAATAGCAAAGTTGCTTGTCAGCAGCGAGACGCTGACCTTTCGGCTTGTCTTGGGCCGCGCGATTCTCGGGTCGGCGACGTCGACGGTCGCCGGAGTTGTGCTTCTGCAGATTCCTAATCTCGATCCGCTCGCATTGATCGCGATAGGGAGTGCGCTCGGCATTGTGGGTTCGCAGTATATCGAGGTGTTGCTGCGGCGACGTGCGAAGTCGGTCGTCGGTGGCGAAGGAGCATAGCGCCATGCCGCGAATTTCAACCGAGGATGCCGGCGGGCAGAACGTTGTCGCATTTCTGAGCGTCATTACGCGCAGCGAGCTGGGTGATGCGCTGATCGCGCTCAGCGACGGTGGGTACAACCTGCTCGTCGGCTCGACGCCGCAGGCGCCGCGATTCTTCAGCGGCTATGCCGATCATCCGCTGCCCAAACCGCCGGGCATCGAGTATCGACCGGGCGCGTTCTCGACGGCGGCCGGTGCACACCAGATCCTGTCGAGGGATTGGCCGTATTACCGGCGCCGGCTCGGCCTTCCGGATTTCTCGCCCGTCTCACAAGATCGTTATGCGGTTCAGCAGATCCGGGAGTGCCGTGCATTGCCACTACTGCAAGCGGGCAAATTCGCCGCTGCCGTCAACGCATGCAATCACATATGGGCGAGTCTCACGGGCTCTCAGTACGGCCAGCACACCAACCCGCTCGATCTGTTGCAACGCTACTACGTCGAGGCGGGCGGCGTTGTGAGTGCGTAAGCGATTTTTCAGCAGTTCAACCCCGGCCGCCTCGTGCGGCCATTTTTTATTAGGAAGCTGTCAAATGACCGTTAAACAGAAAATTCTCGTGGGTGCGATCGGTGCGTTCGTCGTATTGCTGCTGATGTTGCTGTGGGCGATCTTCGCCTGGTCGGGCAAGACCCCGATCGATCCGTTGATCAACCAGATCGGTGCGTTGATCACGATCGTCGTCGGTCTTATCGCTGCGTTCTTCGGGCATCAGTCCGCCGCGGTGCGTGCGCCGGCGCCGGATGTCGTTGCGGTGCCCGGCGACGTGACGCCGCCGCCGGTGGTGACTCTGCCATACACGGTGAGGGCAAACGCAGTATCCAGCGCGCCGGCCGCGGCGGCGGCCACGGTTGCCGATGCGTCGACGTTGCAGTGACCCGCGTACTGTCGGCCTTACTTGTTTCATCGCTGGCGGGTTGCACGGTCTTCGGGCACGTGCAGATCCTGCCGATCCTCAACCCTAATTTGGATGACGTGTCCTGCTGTGTCGCCTACGCGGAGATTCCGCCGGCGACGCACCTCTCGTTGTCCGTTTCCAAGTCGAACGCCGGCATGAAGGTTAAAGCAGGTGCGAAGTGGAAGTACTAGCGTCGTAATTCTCGCCGCGTTCGCGGCACTCAACCCAAAGGTACTTTATGAAAAAGATGCTGCTCGCGGCAGGCATTGTCGCGCTCGTCGTTTCCGTCGTCGGCTGCAAATCGGCTCCCACGCTGCAGCAGGTGTTCGAGCAGGGCTGTGCAGCTGTCAATGTCGACCTCGCGAACCTCGGCAATTCGCCGTTGCTGACGGCCGATCAGCAGGACGACATCAATAAAAAGATCATTCCGAAAAACAAGGAGATCTGTGCCGCTGGCGCGCAGTTGAACCTGACGAGTCTCAAGACGTTTCACGACAGCCTGCTTCCGATCGCGATCGGGATCGTTCAGGCTGTGCCGACCTTGCCGGGTCAACCCGGCATTCTGCTGGCGCTCCAGACGTTCGGGCCGGTGGTGCAACAGTTGATCGACCAGATCATCATGACGGCCGCGCCGGCATCCAGCGCATCGGATGCGGCGGCGCCGGTCGGCGCGTCGACGGTGGCCGCGCAATGAGCCGGCGCATCCGTGTCGCGCTGAGCGGGTCGGGATTCCGCCTCGCTGCGCATCTGGGCGCTCTGCAGGCAATCGCGGACGCTGGCTATGAGGTGATCGAGCTGGCCGGCACGTCCGGCGGTTCGATCGTCTCGGCGTTGTACGCCAGCGGAATGAGTCTCGCCGATATGCATCAGCTGTGCATGAGCATGGACTGGTCGCCGATGATGCGCTTTTCGATCGTCGACGTTTTCCGGCACCAGGCTCTGTGTTCGGGCGATGCGCTGCTAGCATATTTGCACGAAGCGACGGGTGGCCGGACGTTCGCGCAGCTCAACATCGATCTGAAGATCGTTGCTGCCGATCTGCTGACCGAGCGGGAGTTTGCGTTCAGCCGGGCTTTTACGCCGGACGTGCCTGTTGCGCTGGCCGCTCGCGCAAGCGCTTCAATTCCGCTCGTGTTTCCGCCGGTCGAGTCGTCAGGTGGGCTACTCGTCGACGGCGGCACGTGTAACAACGTGCCGGCGAGCCGGCTCACAGTGGACGACCTGCCACGAGTCGGTATCTATCTGGTGTCTGATGATACGCCGCTCGCTGCTGGTGGCCGGTATGGCCTCCGGACGGTTGTGCCACGTGTGATCGATCTGATGCTGGCCGCAAACGAAGGCGCGCACAACGACCTCGCGGAGCAGGCCGGGACGACCATTGTGCGGGTGCCGACTGGCTATGCGAGTTCGTTGGATCGCAACATGCCGGTCCAGGTCCGACAGCGGCTATATGACGATGGCTATACCGCGACCTGGGCGGCCTTCGCCTCGGATCGGCCGCTTATGAGCGCCCCAGCGACTGTTGCCGAGCATGTCCTTTAAATCGGACACGACCATGTAACTTTCCTCTCTATGCGGGGAAGACAGGGCGACCGGTTGCATGTTGACGCATGCAACCGGTCGCCTTTCCACTGATGCACCCAGTGAATTAGCCGAGGCCCTGACACCTACCGGTAGGCGGGCCGGATTCTAACTCAAAAAATCAAAGGCAATTCCGAATATGGCAAACCCTATTGTTCCGTGGATCGGCGGCAAGCGGCGTCTGGCGGACCATCTCATCCCGCGGTTCCCGAAACACGAGTGTTACGTCGAGGTCTTCGCGGGCGGAGCCGCGCTGTACTTCATGCGTCCGCCGGCAAACATTGAAGTGGTCAACGATATCAACGGCGAGTTGGTGAACCTTTATCGCGTTGTTCAACATCATCTCGAGGAATTTGTACGCCAGTTCAAATGGGCCTTGAGCAGCCGTCAGGTGTTCAAGTGGCTACAGGAAACTGTGCCGGATACGCTCACCGATATCCAGCGAGCGGCGCGCTTCTATTACCTGCAGCACAACTGCTTTGGGGGAAAGGTCGAAGGGCAGTCATTCGGCACGGCAACCACAACGCCGCCGGGTCTCAATCTTCTTCGGCTAGAGGAAACACTTTCGGCCGCACACCTCAGGCTTTCCAGCACCTACGTCGAGCAACTGGACTGGAAAGCGTGCATTGACCGGTACGACAGGCCGCACACGCTGTTTTATCTCGATCCTCCCTATTGGGAGACGGAAGGCTATGGCGTTCCGTTTCCATATGAGGAGTATGTCGAGATGGCCGCTCGGCTGGGCGCGCTAAAAGGAAAGGCTATCGTAAGCTTGAACGATCATCCGGCAATTCGGAGAGCCTTTGAGGGCTTCTACATCGAGACAGTCGATATCCGGTACACCGTAGGAGGCGGCGGCCGGGAGGCGGCTCGCAAAGAGCTAATAATCTTCAGCTGGGACGATGCCGCCCAGCCTGCCGGGTTGTTTTAGGTCCGGCGACAGCCCGCGCGTGCGGGCTTTTTCTCTGCTAGATGGGAAAGGTTAGGCGGGATCGGGTTACGCCATTTTTACGCCAATTGCGACTGACATCCCTGCTGGGTAAGGCCTGCGCGCCGTCTATTGGTCCCCCTGACAGGAATCGAACCTGTATCTAGCGCTTAGGAGGCACTTGTTCTATCCATTGAACTACAGGGAGAGAGGACCGAAGCGGATATAGCGGATATCCGCGAGGACATGAAGTCCAAATTCGCCAGCGAGGGCAAAGTATATCAAACCCGCTCCGGCAAAAGGAGCGCCTGCCCACGACCCCGCAAAAACAAACAGCCCGGCAGACATCGTCTGCCGGGCCGCATGGCCTTTCTCCGGGCCAACCGCGCGGCGCTTATTCACACGCCCAAGCGTGCCGCGCCGCCGTGCAATTCAACCCGCCTGCCTCAAAACTCCACCACTGCGAACTCTGCCTTGCCGACATCGCACAGCGGGCAGCGCCAGTCTTCGGCGATATCGGCGAAGCGCGTGCCGGGCGCGATGCCTTCCTCGGGCAGGCCTTCTTCTTCGTTGTAAATCCAGCCGCAAATCAGGCAGACCCAGCTCTTGTATTCAGTCACTTCGATTACTTCACTCACGACGTACTCTCTCTTTCAATGCAATGGCCGGCTTGGTCCGCCCCTTTTTGGGGCGGCGCGGCGACCCGCAATATTACCGGAATTCGTCACCCCGGCCTCGAACGGCCCGGGCTACGCCTCGCGCAACGCGCCTTCGCTATCGTGGACGGGCCTCGTCATACGCAGCGTGTATGCTTGATCCGCAGCTATTTCATTCGACAGGCGCGCCGCGTGCTTCGCACGCATTGCGGCGATTCGCCTCAGGCGAGCGTGGCGTCACCACGTGCGCGATTGTCCTTTCTGAAAGGAGAAAACGATGTTTAAAAACAGTTGGTTGGCAGGTATCGCAGCGGTAGGGCTGCTGGCCGTTTCGGGTGTGGCGCAGGCCGCGAGCGTCTACTTCGTGCAGCCGGCCGATGGCGCGACGGTGAGCAATCCGGTGCATGTCGTGTTCGGTCTCGACGGCATGAAGATCGCGCCGGCCGGCACGATGACGGAAGGCACGGGGCACCACCATCTGCTGATCGACGGCAAGCCGCTGCTGAAGGGCGAGGTTATCCCCGCGACCGACAAGTCGCTGCACTTCGGCAAGGGACAGACCGAAACCGATCTGACGCTGCCGTCGGGCGACCATACGCTGACGCTGCAATTCGGCGACGGCATGCATCGCTCGTATGGTCCCGAGATGAGCAAGACGATCACGGTTCACGTGAAATAAGCACGTCGAGCAAGCACGTGAAATAAGCCGCCGTTCCGGCAAGCAGGGCAGGCGCGCACGCTGCCTGCCCGCGCCGTTTGTGTGGCGCGTGCTCGTGCCTCGTCCATGCGTTGCATGGCGCGTCGCTCGTACGAGTTCGCCCGCGCTTCCCTCACGTTTCCCCACGCTTCCCTCGCGTGTCCCCCCGGACACATCCCGGCGACCGGCTCCGCGCCCGGCACACCCGGTACAATGAGCGGCTTCGGCTCATCGCTGTCTTTTCCCATTCCCATGTCGCTTTACACCATCACCGGAGCCCAACTGGCGTTCGGTCACGTCGCGCTGCTCGATCACGCGGATTTCTCGCTCGAAGCGGGCGAGCGCGTCGGACTGATCGGGCGCAACGGCGCGGGCAAGTCGTCGCTGCTGAAGATCGTCGCCGATCTCGCCAAACCCGACGACGGCCTCATCACGCGTCAACAGCATCTGAGCACGGTTTACGTGCCGCAGGAGCCCGAGTTCGACGCCGACGACACCGTGTTCGACGCGGTCGCCGCCGGTCTCACGGAGGCGCGCGCGCTGCTCGACGAATACGACGCGGTCGCGCATCAGCTGGCCGACACGCCCGAGGGCGCGGAACACGACGCGCTGCTTGCGCGCATGAATACGCTGCAATCGTCGCTCGACGCGACGGACGCCTGGAGCTGGAGCACGCGCGTCGCCACCACGCTGCAGCAGATCGGCCTGAACGGCGAGGCGCGCGTCGGCTCGCTGTCGGGCGGCATGCAGAAGCGCGTCGCGCTGGCGCGCGCGCTCGTCGTGCAGCCCGACGTGCTGCTGCTCGACGAACCGACCAACCATCTCGACTTCGACGGCATCCGCTGGCTCGAAGAACTGCTGGTGTCGCTGCGCGCGGGGCTGCTGTTCATCACGCACGATCGCGCGTTTCTCGACCGCGTCGCGACGCGCATCGTCGAACTCGATCGCGGGCGGCTCCTGTCGTATCCGGGCAATTTCTCGGCCTATCAGACCCGCAAGGCCCAGCAGCTCGAAGTCGAGCGCATCGAGAACGAGAAGTTCGACAAGCTGCTCGCGCAGGAAGAAGTGTGGATTCGCAAGGGCGTCGAGGCGCGCCGCACGCGCAGCGTCGGCCGTATCGCACGGCTCGTGCAGATGCGCAACGAACGCGCCGAGCGCCGCAACGTGCAGGGCAACGTCAAGCTCGACGTCGGTCAGGGCGAGAAGTCCGGCAAGATCGTCGCGGAACTGACGGACGTGACGAAGCGCTACGGCACGCGCACGGTGATCGACCGCTTTAGCGCCACGGTCATGCGCGGCGACAAGATCGGCTTCGTCGGTCCGAACGGCGCGGGCAAGACCACGCTGCTCAAGACGATCCTCGGCGAACTCGCGCCGGACGAAGGCAAGGTGCGCACCGGCACGAATCTGCAGGTCGCGTATTTCGACCAGATGCGCGCGCAGCTCGACCTCGAAAAGAGTCTCGCGGACACCATCAGCCCCGGCAGCGAGTGGGTCGAAATCAACGGCCAGAAGAAGCACGTGATGAGCTATCTCGGCGACTTCCTGTTCGCGCCGGAGCGCGCGCGTTCGCCGGTCAAGTCGCTGTCGGGCGGCGAGCGCAACCGGCTGCTGCTCGCGCGTCTGTTCGCGCGGCCGGCCAACGTGCTGGTGCTCGACGAGCCGACCAACGACCTCGACATTCCCACGCTCGAACTGCTCGAAGAACTGCTGATCGACTACGACGGCACGGTGCTGCTCGTGAGCCACGACCGTGCATTCCTCGACAACGTCGTGACCTCGGTGATCGCCTCGGAAGGCGAGGGCAAGTGGCGCGAATACGTCGGTGGCTTTACGGACTGGCAGACCCAGCGCGATCGCTCGGAGCAGCTTGCGCTCGACGCGCAGAAGGACGCGGGCAAGGAAGCGCCGAAGGACGCCGCGGCGAAGGACAGCGCCGCGGGCCGCAATGCGCAGCGCACCGTGAAGCTGTCGTTCAAGGAGCAGCGCGAACTCGAAGCGCTGCCGCAAATGATCGCCGACCTCGAAACCGAGCAGAAAGCGATCGGCGCGCAACTCGAAGACGGCTCGGTGTTCGCGAGGGATGCGCGCGAAGGCGCGCGTCTGACCGAGCGTTATGCCGAGATCGACGAAGAGCTGCTGGTTGCGCTCGAACGCTGGGACGAGCTGGAAAACCGGCGCAAGTAATCGGTTCGGCGCAGGGCGGCGGGCGTGCCTGCACCCGCCGCCCCGCGCCATGCAGCGCTTTTCCGCACCTCGTGCGCGCCGCCGCGCGCATGTCTCCGTGCCCTGGCGGGCCTTGTCCGGACGGCCAATTCCGCGCGCCGTCAATTGCCGACGTTATCGAAATCAGTACAATACCCCGCGAACAGGCTGCCCCGGCAGGCGCGCCGGCCGGGTTGCGCGAGACCGCGCGAGCGGGTGCGCCAGCGGCAAGCCGCGCGACAAAACAGCTTGCCCGCAGCGCGGGCACCTCGCCTAACCCCGTTGTTTCGTTTCGCTTTTTTTGAAAACTCAACGTATTGTCCACGGACCTGTCCACAGGACCTGTGGACAACGATGAACCGAGACGCACCGAGTCAATCATGTCCACGAAAAAGCCAAACGCCGCGTATAGCGAAGCGTCGATCAAGGTGTTGAAGGGTCTGGAGCCGGTCAAGCAACGACCCGGCATGTATACCCGCACCGAGAATCCGCTGCACATCATTCAGGAAGTCATCGACAACGCCTCGGACGAAGCCCTCGGCGGCTACGGCCGGCAAATCACGGTCACCCTGCATGCGGACCATTCGGTCTCGGTCGAGGACGACGGCCGCGGCATTCCATTCGGCATGCATCCCGAAGAGGGCGTGCCGGTCGTCGAAATCGTGTTTACGCGCCTGCACGCGGGCGGCAAGTTCGACAAGGCCGCCGGCGGAGCCTACACGTTCTCGGGCGGCCTGCACGGCGTCGGCGTGTCGGTCACGAACGCGCTGTCCACGCGGCTCGACGTCACCGTGTGGCGCGACGGCAAGGTCGCCGAACTGAGCTTCGCCAACGGCGACGTTGCGAAGCCGCTCGTCACGCGCGCCGCGGCGAAGGGCGACAAGAGGTCGGGCACGCGCGTGACCGCATGGGCCAATCCGAAATACTTCGACTCGCCGAACCTGCCGCTCGGCGAATTGCAGCGCCTGTTGCGCTCGAAAGCAGTGCTGCTGCCGGGCGTCGAAGTCACACTCATTAACGAAAAAACCGGCGAACAGCAAAGCTGGAAATACGACGACGGCCTGCGCGGCTATCTGCTCGAAGGCATGAACGGCAGCGATCTGCTGATTCCGCTGTTCGAGGGCGAGCGCTACGCGGAAAGCTCGCGTTCGAGCGAAGAGACGTTCGCCGAAGGCGAGGGCGCGGCATGGGTCGTTGCATGGAGCGAGGAAGGCCCGCTCATGCGCGAGTCGTACGTGAACCTGATTCCGACGCCCGCGGGCGGCACGCACGAGTCGGGTTTGCGCGATGGTCTTTACCAGGCGGTCAAGAGCTTCGTCGAATTGCATAACCTGCAGCCGAAGGGCGTGAAGCTGCTCGCCGAAGACGTGTTCGCGCGCGTGTCGTTCGTGCTGTCGGCGAAGGTGCTGGACCCGCAGTTCCAGGGACAGATCAAGGAGCGCCTGAATAGCCGCGACGCGGTCAAGCTCGTGTCGTCGTTCGCGCGGCCCGCGCTCGAACTGTGGCTCAACCAGCACGTCGAGCACGGCAAGAAGCTCGCGGACCTCGTCATCAAGCAGGCGCAGGCGCGCACGCGCGCGGGGCAGAAGGTCGAGAAGCGCAAGAGTTCGGGCGTGGCCGTTCTGCCGGGCAAGCTGACCGATTGCGAATCGACGGAAATTGCGCGCAACGAGCTGTTCCTCGTCGAGGGCGATTCGGCCGGCGGCTCCGCGAAGATGGGCCGCGACAAGGAGTACCAGGCGATCCTGCCGCTGCGCGGCAAGGTGCTGAACACGTGGGAGACCGAGCGCGATCGCCTGTTCGCCAACAACGAGGTGCACGATATTTCGGTGGCGATCGGCGTCGATCCGCATAACCCGGACGACAAGGTCGATCTGTCGAACCTGCGCTACGGCAAGATCTGCATTCTGTCGGACGCGGACGTCGACGGTTCGCATATCCAGGTGCTGCTGCTCACGCTGTTCTTCAAGCATTTCCCGCAACTGATCGAGCGCGGCCATGTGTGCGTCGCGCGCCCGCCGCTGTTCCGCGTCGATGCGCCCGCGCGCGGCAAGAAGCCCGCGCAGAAGCTCTATGCGCTCGACGAAGGCGAGCTCGAAGCGATTCTCGACAAGCTGCGCAAGGACGGCGTGCGCGAGAGCCAGTGGTCGATCAGCCGCTTCAAGGGTCTCGGCGAAATGAGCGCCGAGCAGCTGTGGGACACGACTATGAATCCCGACACGCGCCGCCTGCAACCGGTCGCGCTCGGCGAACTCGACTACGACGCGACCGTCGCGCGCATGACGATGCTGATGGGCAAGGGCGAAGCGGCGTCGCGCCGCAGTTGGCTCGAAGAGAAGGGCAACGAAGTGGAAGCGGACATCTGAGCGCCGCGTTGCAGCTTCAGCGCCACCGCCGCATACGACACTTCAAGCCAAACACGGATACGGAATCTAGATGGACGACGATAACACTCTCGACCTTTTCAACGAGCCGCCGCCTCCGGAGGGCGACTTTCTGACGCTCGGCAACTACGCGGAACGCGCCTACCTCGAATATGCGGTCAGCGTGGTCAAGGGCCGCGCGCTGCCGGACGTTTGCGACGGCCAGAAGCCGGTGCAGCGCCGCATCCTGTTCGCGATGAACGAGATGGGCCTCGGCGACAACGCGAAGCCGGTCAAATCGGCGCGCGTGGTCGGCGACGTGCTCGGTAAATATCACCCGCACGGCGACCAGTCCGCGTACGACGCACTCGTGCGTCTCGCGCAGGACTTTTCGATGCGCTATCCGCTGATCGACGGCCAGGGCAACTTCGGCTCGCGCGACGGCGACGGCGCGGCGGCGATGCGCTACACCGAAGCGCGCCTCACGCCGATCGCGAAGCTGCTGCTCAGCGAAATCGACCAGGGCACGGTCGACTTCATGCCGAACTACGACGGCTCGTTCGACGAGCCGAGGGTCCTGCCGGCGCGTCTGCCGTTCGTGCTGCTGAACGGCGCATCGGGCATCGCGGTTGGTCTCGCAACCGAAATCCCCTCGCACAACCTGCGTGAAGTCGCGGGCGCGGCGGTCGCGCTGATCCGCAATCCGAAGCTCTCGCATGCGGAGTTGATGCAGCACGTGCCGGGCCCGGACTTTCCGGGCGGCGGCCAGATCATTTCGAGCGAGGCGGAAATCGCCGCTGCTTATGAGACCGGCCGCGGCAGCCTGAAGGTGCGGGCGCGCTGGAAGATCGAAGACCTCGCGCGCGGCCAGTGGCAACTCGTCATCACCGAACTGCCGCCGAACACGGCCGCGCAGAAGGTGCTCGAAGAGATCGAAGAACAGACCAACCCGAAGATCAAGCTCGGCAAGAAGGCGCTCACGCCCGAGCAGTTGCAGACCAAACAGACGCTGCTCGCGCTCGTCGACGCGGTGCGCGACGAATCGGGCAAGGATGCGCCGGTGCGTCTCGTGTTCGAGCCGAAGTCGAGCCGCATCGACCAGACCGAGTTCGTCAATACGCTGCTCGCGCATACGAGCCTCGAATCGAACGCGCCGCTCAACATGGTGATGGTCGGCGGCGACGGCCGGCCGCGTCAGAAGGGCTTGAGCGAAATCCTGCACGAGTGGATCGCGTTCCGCTTCGCGACGGTCACGCGCCGCACGCAGTATCGTCTGTCGAAGGTCGACGACCGGATTCATATTCTCGAAGGCCGGATGATCGTCTTCCTGAATATCGACGAAGTGATCCGCATCATCCGCGAATCGGACGAGCCGAAGAGCGCATTGATGGCCGCGTTCGGGCTCACGGACCGCCAGGCCGAAGACATCCTCGAAATCCGGCTGCGTCAGTTGGCGCGGCTCGAGAAGATCAAGATCGAGAAGGAGCTGGCCGAGTTGCGCGACGAGAAGGCCAAACTCGAAGAACTGCTCGGCAGCGAATCGGCGATGAAGCGTCAACTCATCAAGGAAATCGAAGCCGACGCGAAGCAGTACGGCGACGAGCGCCGCACGCTGATCCAGCAGGAAAAGCGCGCGACCTTCGAAGCGCGCGTGGTCGACGAGCCGGTCACGGTCGTGGTGTCTCAGAAGGGCTGGGTGCGCGCGCTGAAGGGCCACGGGCTCGACGCGGCGGGCTTCAGCTTCAAGGCCGGCGACGGCCTCTATGCGGCGTTCCAGTGCCGCACGCCCGACACCTTGATCGCGTGGGGCAGCAACGGCCGCGTCTATTCGGTCGCGGTCGCGCAACTGCCGGGCGGGCGCGGCGACGGTGTGCCGGTCACGTCGCTGATCGAACTCGAATCGGGCAGCCATCTGATGCACTACTACGCGGCGTCGGCGGATCAGGCGCTGCTGCTCGCGTCGAGCAACGGCTTCGGCTTTATCGCGAAGGTCGGCGACATGGTGAGCCGCGTGAAGGCCGGCAAGGCGTTCATGACGATCGACGCGGGCGCCGCGCCGCTCGCGCCGATGCCGATGCTGCCCTATGCGGTGCAGGTCGCGTGTCTGTCTTCGGGGGGACGTCTGCTCGTGTTCGGTCTCGACGAGATGAAGACGCTCTCGGGCGGCGGGCGTGGCGTCACGCTGATGGCGCTCGACGACAACGAGGCGCTCGTGCAGGCGCTCGCGATCGACAAGGCCGGTCTGGTGCTGATCGGCACGCGTCGCGGCGGCCGCGTCGACGAAGAGAAGCTGGCCGGCGCCGAGCTTGCGGCGCACGTCGGCAAGCGCGCGCGCAAGGGCCGCGCGCCCGGGAGCAAGATGAAGCTCGACGGCATGCGTCCGGTGTTGCCGGCCTGACTCACGAAGCCGATGAGGGCGCCACTGAAAGAGCCGCCAAGCCCGTTTAACAAACTTTGACATGAGAAACCGGTGCGCGCCTGCTAGCATGCGGGGCGCTCGCGGGTTATCGCAAAAAAGTTCGTGCGGGACGTGGCAGCAGACTGTCGCAAGCGAACGCACAGCGATGGTGTCGCGGCGGCCCGCCGGCGCCGCGACAGAAATGAAGCAATGCAACGTAGCAATACGGCGAAGCAATATAACGAAGCAATACGGCACAATTATTCGCAGGCCCCCGGAACTGCCCGCATCACGCATGGTCGAACGCGCTCAGTGGCGGCTGAGCAAGATCAAGTGTCCTAAACGGTATGGCGTCGTGGGAGAGGAAAACTAAATGAACAAGGCTATCGAGGCGGCGCTCTTTCTGCATCTGCTCGGCGTGGCGGTGTGGGTTGGCGGCATGGTGTTCGCGCATTTCTGCCTGCGTCCGGCGCTCGGCGATCTCTCGCCCCAATTGCGTTTGCCGCTATGGGAATCGGTGTTCGGCCGCTTCTTCAACTGGGTCGGCGTCTCGGTGCTGGTGATTCTGATCAGCGGTGGCTTCCTGCTGATGCAATTCGGCGGCGGTCATGCCACCTGGCCTTTGCATGCGATGGCCGG